TTGCGCCCTTGCTGTCTGCTGCGCGCGCATAGGCGCCATCGTTAATCAGAAGATCGATCAAGTCCCGCGTTTCACCAGACAACGCATTTCTGTGGACCCGCTTGTACGGGCTGTCAGTCATGCGCGAAATAAATTCCAGCTTCTTGTTCTCAAGGATTTTGTTGTTCTTCTTGCGCCACTTTTCCAAGCTGACCTCTGCCTTGGCAGATGCTTCCACTTTCGCGGCTTGCAGCTTGGCTTTGTATTCTTGTGGCAGAACATCATCGAGGCGATAACCAAGTTTCTTCAACTCGACACGCATGATGTCTTCGAACTCCAACTGGTCACGCGCTTTCGCTGCAACTTCATCCGCAATCTTTGTGATCTTTTCCATGTCTTCCACGGACTTGATCTTCTTGCTGTCGATTGGGATGCCAGCAATCTTGCCTGCGTTCAGGTTTCCCTTGCTCGGACCCGCTTGGAATGTCCCGCCTTCCGCCTTTGTTTTTGCTGCACTTGCCGCATCGAACTCGATATCGTCCGCTTTGTTGGCCGATGTGAGGCTGATCCCCTTGCCCTCTTTCATCATCTTGCGCTGGATCACGTCCAACTCCGCAGCTTCGCGCGTCAGAAATTCCATGTATTCCGTCGCGTTCTCAAACGCACCGTTGCCGCCCTTGGCTTGCGCTCGGTATCCTTCGATCACTGCTTTTTCATTCACAATGACTTCACCACCCACGACGCGAACGGGGGGTTCAACCTGTTTGGGCGATGGCACCGCTTCACCCTTTGCCAGCACACGGCCGCCGCTCGGGTCGGCCCGCACTGTGTAATTCCGGCCACCCACGCGCAACTCTGTTGATCCGACTGTCCCCCGGGCCACATTCACCTCTGATGCCAATTCATTCAGCGCCTTTGCTGCACGCGCACTTGTGAATGCCGCCGTGCCACCGCCGATAAATCCACCCATCAAGGACGCCATTCCGACGCGCATCAAGCCTTCTTCAAATGTCGCATTCGGGTTGACGCGCTGGCGGGACATTTCTGCACCCACTTCAAATGCACCAGCTGCACCGCCGCCTTTGCCCATGCCGCGCACAAACGCCGCACCGCCGCGCCGCAACGTCGTGTATCCAGCGCCTACAGGCACACCCATGCTCATAAGCGTGTCCGTGCCTACCATTGCCCCTGCAAAGTCTGCCACCCACCCGTCAGCCACCGCCATGCGGTCACGACGCCGTGTTTCTGTCTTGTGGTTGCGATCCAAGTAGTCGAAATGCTCTTGGTTTTTTGCCTGTGCAAAATATCCAAGATCACGCCCGCCGTATCCCGCGCTTTGTGCTGTATCCACGCCAGAGAAGCCTTGCTCCCGCTCGAAGCCAGCCGCAGCCCACGACATTCCCATTGACCGCGCAATGTTGTTATTGTCCGCGAAACCGTCTGCGAATGACTGCCGCCACCCGCCATGCACCATTGGCGCACTGCCCGCCCCCCGCGAAAGATCAACACGCGCAAGCGGGTCAACCATCACAGGCTCGGAAAATTGGGAAGTGTCTTCACCATTCCCCATCCATGCATTTGTCCGGCTTTGAATGTCATAATCTGGGTCGGCCCATGAAACCGTAATAGGACCGCGCCCACTTGGGCCATAATTGTTGGCCTCGATCCGCGCCCGATTTGTGGGGACATTCACATCAACATAGTCAGAGAATTGCGGCGTGATTGTCGGATCATCAAGGATGCCAGCCACCATATCCGCGTTTACCCGCGATCGGCCCGGATTGTTTAGAACTCCGCCGTAATAGGCTGAACCCCGCGATACGGGACGACCAGCATGATTATAGGTGTTTGAGAGGACGGGCATCGATGCCCATTCCTTCGCAATGTTGTTGCCAAAGGCTTCCGCGCTCATGCGGCCAGATTGATACGCAGAAAGACCACGACGCTCTAAAAGTGTCACGGCAATCTGATCTTGGGTCCGCGCATCAAACGGCATATCCCGTGCAATTTGCCCGTTCGTAATCAACTCGCCCAACGTGGTGTAAGTCACCTGTACCGCGCCCGCCGCCGTGTACTTCGACCGCAAGTTTTGGCGCTGCAAATCATGCACCTCACCAACTGTCATTTGCGTGAGCGGTTTATTGCCGCGCTGTCTGACGCCGTGGTTCCAAGTGTCATATGCACGCGGATCGATCCGTCCATCTTCGCCAAGACCGTAAGACGTTTCCGCGTTGTAAATGACGTTCAGAAGGTTTTCCATTAATTGCGTCCCGTTGCTTCAAGTGCCATATCCCGCGCTGATGGTGTTTCACCACGGACGCCCATATATTGCTCTGCCAGATCGTTGAACATATCGATCGAGATTGTCTCGCCGTTTTGCTGCCGGCGAATAACTTCTTCACGCAGCTTCGCGCCGTTTTCCGCAAATGCCGAGAAGTTGTTTTCAATCTCTGCCATGCCATCACGAAGATCGAGGCGGAAGTTGCCCTCCAACTCGACCATCTGTCCGCGCTGCTTGTCCATCATAAACACGCGGTAAACTGGCGCATTTACGCTTCCCGACCCATCAGGGACCAGCTTGTAATGCTCGCCCGCACGCAATGGGCTTCCGCGTGTTCCTTCGCCCTGGCGATACCCCATGGCCGCCCAGATATCTTCTGCATTTGAGGCCCCTTGCAACGCATCCCGAATTTGCCCGTCTGCCAAGATTTCCCAAGGCTCTGCCTGCATAAGATCAGATCCCCAATCAGTTTCCCGATCATCGAACCCCAGTGACAAAATGCTTGTGTATGCCTCTCGGAATGCTTCCGCTCCTTCGACCGCGCCGCCACCAATCATGCGACCGATATTGCTGAATGTCTCCAAGCCGCTTTTCGCAGCTGGCGCAGCATACCGCACCTCTGGCGCATAGGCTGACCGCTCGACACCAAGCATCGCTTCCGTGTCAGTCCAGCGACCTTCCATAGATTGCGTGACCATATCCAAAACGCCGTCTTCATCGACACCCGCTGTTCGCATAAATGTCTCATAAAGCATCTGCGCTTCTTTGATTTCCTGCGGTGAAGGATCAACTCCGTCGAAGGCATACCCGCCCTCACTTAGCCGCGATACCACGCGCCGGTTCATATAGCTTCGCGCGTTTTCCGCTGTGACTTGCTCACCATTCGAGAAGAACCCGTCATTGTATTCATTCATCATGAAAGCGGTATCAACGTCCGTCCATTCCTGCTCGTTCATGGTCCGCACGCGGCGCGATGCTTCTTCAAGCGGGGTATCACCCGCCGATCCGTCATTCACCAATGCCGAAGCAAGCCCGAAAATCTGCTTTGTGTGGTCGCTAAAGTCGCCAGTCATATCACGCACTTCACCAGCAAGGTTCGGCGCCGCCTTCAAGGCGCGGAATAAATCATACGCGCCTTGCAGAGATGTCTCTGTATCAAGCGAGCCGCGCTGGATCATCAAATCAAGCTGCTTGAGACTTGCTGGCAAGAAACCAGCCGTCTTCACTGTTTCAATCGACCGTGCCATTTGCTCGGGCGTCATGTTCAGCCACGTGTCCCAAGTGACCGCTGCGCGTGTCCCATCCTCACCGACAATCCCAGCACGATCCGCAATCAGCAAATCCTGCGCCGTGCGCGTTTTTTCTGTCTCTGTTGCGCGCCCTTCCATGATTGCTGTCATGTCGTTGATTGTGCCGCGCGCGCCTTCTGCTGCGTTTGCTTGCGCGTAGAACGTATTCAGTCGCCCCGCGACCTGTCGCATCATCCCTTCTGTGGCCATCGTGCCATCAGGCATGGTGAAGTATTCCATCAGATCGGGGTTCATTGTGTTCACATCGGCAATCAGCGTTGCAAGCTGTCCCGGTGTCATGCCGCGCACATCTTCACCCGCGATCATGCGCTGCGCCCCAGATGACACCACAAGTTCTTGCGTCATAGCAATCTTTTGCGCTGGACTTAGAATGTGATCTGGCTGGTTCGCGATATGCCGAAACTGATCTGATATGACCGCTTCCGCTGCAAGCAGACTATCTTCATCACCCGCTTGGATCAGCTGGCCAATTTGCGAGATCACACTGTCGTTGAAGCCTTGCTGAACGCCTGTCTGGTTTGCGTCATGCAGCTGCCCCTGCGCACGCCCGATCGCAGCGCCCGCTGTGGTCTTCATGTCCGCTACGATGTCGTTGAACAAGCCGCCGAAGTTTTCGGGGACGCTTCCCTGCATCCCGTCCAGTCGATCATTCACATTTGCCATAAAGGCATCAAGGTCATACGGGTTTTCAGTCTTGGCCGCTTCGACCTGTGCTTTTACCGATACCGCCAAACGGTCGGCATAACGCCGCTCAACATTGTCTTTGTACGCGCGCCGTCCGATGCGGCCCCAATCCCCTGTCGGGTTGTCGGGCATTTGTGGCACGCCATTTTCGTCCATTGAGAAAACAGCATTACGCGCAAGGCCAACCGCTTTTTCTTCGGTCTCCTGCCCCATCAAACGACCAAACTTGGCCGCTTCCTGTGCCATCATGTCACTGGCTTGCCATCCCAGCTGCATCGCAGCTTGGTTGCCTCTTGGCCGGATCACACCAGATTGCCCAGATTGGGCTTGAACGGTTTCGCGCTTTCTCAAAACTGGCATGTTTTTTATTCCTTAAATCCGACACTGCGCATGAACGATGATGCCCGCGACCCTTGCCCATATTCTTGATACATATCTTCACCGCCCTTGATCGCGCTGACTGCACCCATGAAGCCTTTTAGCCTTGCAGCTTTGGCGCCATATTTGCCCTCGATCTTCACCAACTCGCGTTCCGCCATCAAGCGCCGACTTTCATCGCCCTGTGCGTCGCGCGCCTTGCCAATATTCTTATTCATATCGGCAGTATTGCCCTCCGCAATTGAAGCAAAGCTGGCATTTCCAATGCCCGAGACCGCCGACGCCGCCATATTGGCTTCGGCTTGCTGCGCATACTCGGTGAGCATCGCGCTCTCTTGCTCGTTGCCCCGCGCCGCGACAATGAATGTCATGGCTTGGATTTGAGCTGCTTCAAACTTGGCGTCCGCCGCAATCTGGTTGCCTTGGATTTGACCCATCCCAAAACTTCCGACCGCCGACACTGCTGAAAAGGCGTCACACATACATATTCAACGCAATCGCCTTGATGCCGCCGCGTGCAGGATCACTGCCGCTGATCACCAAGGACGGGCTGCGCCCCCATTTTGCTACGCGATATTCGCGCCATTCATTTATTAGGCTTGGAATTTCCATAGCCGGTGCGTCGATTGCTGTCGGGATTGGCTTGCCCTCTACCATGCCATCCCAAATGTTGTCCCAATAAACATCGACCGAAACAATTCTTTGCATTTTGCCTGTCGCTGGCCCGTTTGGCATGTTTACCGCTGGCGGAAGAACCTCGATCTCCCAATACATCGGCTCTCCGATAACAACGCTTGTCCGCGCCTCGTTCGTGGCAAACACACCTCCTGCATCCGGCGTCAATGACGGTAGGATTTCTCGCCCGTCATGCACAACGCAATTAGTGCTTGCGTGATGCAGGCTCGTCCAAGCCGTGCCTGCTGGGTCTTGTGTCAGCAAGGATGCATTGTCAGCGTAAATTCCCTGCTCTGTCGTATCAAACTCGACAATCGAATAATTGCCGCCTGCCTCAATCACAGCAAAGAGCCTTGAGTTGACGGAAGTGACACTCACAAAGTTGGCACCGTCCATTTCCCACCGCATGAAACCCATGCTGTCGTCAGACCGCGCAGAGTGCATCACCAAAAGCGATCCATCTTCTTCATTGACCGATATTAGATAAGGGGTGCTTTCCGTGGCGCTGCCCTCATAAACCGCCGTGTCACGCGGCCCCGCCATCCAATCTGGTGTGGCCACTGTCAAAGGTGGTGCGCGATAATTGCTGTCTTTGTTTTCGGCAATGAACTCACGAATGTGGTGGCCCGGACCGTCGATGAACATTGCAGCTCCATCAAACACCCTTGGCACTGCATATGAGCAGCCATGCTTTGTCGTCGCCACTGCACGCGCTGTCTCTTGTGTAATCGCAACTGCATCAGATCCCGGAACATAAAACTCCGCGCTATCTGTAAACACCGACAAGTCGTACCCGCCGACAAAGTGCCTGATCCGCGCCTGTTCACCAACGCCCAGCAAGGCTACCGCGTCCGCTGGCGAACCGTCGCCAAGACCGAAATTTTCGATAGTGAAAAGGGCTGAACCCCACATTGCGTCTGGAAGTTCTTCTGTCCCTCCAAGCCATAGGCGGCGCTGCCAGATCGCGCTGGCTTGCGGCCACCCGCGTATGTCCGACATTGCCGGCTCTTGGATGCCGTCCCGAATGCCCGAGAAGATATACATATCGACCGACCCACCGCCGCCCAATTCTTCCTCTGTCGGGACCGTTCCCGCCGAAAGAACCTCGAAGGTATCTGCGTCAATCACTCGCTTGACCTCGTAGGCCGCCGCCGTTCCGCTTACGACCGTGGCCGCCGTTGTGAAGTCGGGAGCCACTCCGGCCGCATTGTTCAAAACGTCTGCTGGCGAATAAGCAACGCCTGTCAGATCAACATCAGACACACCTGTGAAGTAAATTTGATCCCCAGCCTTTAGCCCGTGTTCAAAGGCAAAGACCTTTACGATCTTACTTCCCTTTGAAAACAGGAATGGCGCTGGGTCCAGACGCTTCGCAAGGTTCCGCCGAACAATGACTTCGACCTCTTGCGCGTTTACATATGCCGTGACCTCGACCTCTCCGCCGAGAATAAGCAATCGCTGCCCCACATTGTCCGCCGAGAAGAAGTCAACGGTCGTGTAAAGTGATCCTGTACCCGCCGCCAAATCAAATGTTGATGCAAGGTTGCCCGATGCTGTCGCAATATGATCCCCATATCCCAAGGCCGCGCCTGGGGTTGTGAAGATCGTGGCTTCCACCTCGATATCCCCAGCAAAGTTGACATACGGTTGATACACCTCTGTTCCGTCTGACTTTCCCTCGAAGACAAAAGGACGTGCCGAGAAGCTGTCCAATTCCGCGTCATATTCGATGATGCACGGCTTAAAGGTGCTGTCACAAACAATGAACTGATTGCGATAGCGGGTCATGGTCATGAACCACTTTGTTTGGCCTGTCCAAGCGCACTCGGGATCAGTCAGCGTTGCCTTAAGCAAAAGGTTGCTGTCATAGATCGCAACCTGTCCGTTTGTGAACACCATGATGAAACTGGTGGTAAGTCCGGTCGCATATTCCCAGCTTTCAATCCGTGCTTCTTCCGCCAGATCGATCTTAAATTCCGTACCCCAACGGCGGACAATCCGGCCATCATTGAGGACCATCATGTTCTTCGCCTCTTTCAGAGCAGCCTGATAAGCATTTGTGTCGGTGCGGGCCAAAAGCCCATTACCGATACGACCACGGCGAAAGTTGGTTTGGTAAGTCCTCAAACGGCCCATTAATTCATTCTCCCGCCTGTGCGGCGTGCGCGGATAAATGCCTTCGTATCAAGTCGCGGCTGGGTCCGGCCCTGCGCGTCAATCGACTTTGCGCGGCGCAGCTGAATTTCTGATCTCTGCTCGAACTGACCGGACAAATCAAAGTCCATCGTCAGGGGCAGAGAAAGCCTTGCCGCCAGCTTCATTATAAAGGCTTCGCGGAAATATCCGGGCCACTCCGAAGGATTGACCATAACCGAATACGTCGCCTTTACGACTTCGCTCGATGTCGCTTGGACACGCACCGCAACAAGCCGCCCGAACACGTCAAAGGGGGCTTTGAAATCCCCGATGTAAACCGTGCGCAGATTTTTGGCGTCAGATGGTAATTGGTAGAACCCTTCCCACGGATAAGGGGGAACATCTGCAACCCTTACAAGGGTCGCCGTTTCCTGCGCAAATCTCCAAGGGTAAAGCGAAATCACTGCTTCCAGTGTGTCGGCATATGCTCGGTTTGCCGCGTCCGCTGTTGCACTGTTCTCAATAAACGAAACGATCGGCGGGATGCCGATCAGTGAAAGTGCTGCGTTTGTGACCTTGATGTCACTGTCGGATACACTCAAAGCTGGCATTTATGCCTCCATTTTGAAAAAGGGCCGACCGCCTTGTGAAGCAGCCGGCCCTAAGTTTTCCACTGCCACCACTGCCATGAGGCAGCGGAAGCTATTATGCAGCTGTCGTCAGCGTTGAGACTTCGTAGATGCCTGTGTCTTCGATGCCAACGGCACCCATCGACATGCAGGAAACTGCGGACCATGCGGAATAGGTGTTTTCCCAATCCCAGTTGGTGTTGATCTCTTTGTTGACGCCGTGACCGATGGCCGATTTGTGCCATGCAATGTTTTTGGCAACATTAGTTGTCACAACAATGTTCGGCTCGACCAACCAGAGAACACCCATCCAGAGTTTAGCGGTCATGCCGCCTTTGAATGGGAGGCTGTCTTGGCCAACGAAGTCAGCATTTGCAAACTCGGAAACCTTCAACATCTGAATGAATGTCTTCGGGTGAACAGCGCAGAAGCGCTGGCCATCATCAGGCACTTCATTTGTCGAGAAAGTCTCAACAATGGAAAGCATTTTTGCCAAGTCCATTGCTTCCAGCGGGTCACCCAGATCAGTTGCATTCGCGCCGGCGTCCAAAGCTGCGATGATGATTTCATCCGCTTTCTTGCCAAGACCGCCAACGTGCGTGCGAACGTGTGCCATTTTCTCATCGGTGTTGATCTTCAACAGATCAAGATCATCGATCAGAGTTGGAATGTACCAGTCAACCATTGTGGCCGACACGCGAGTGTGCAGCGGATCAATGAATGTGTGCTGGGCGTTCCGCGACTTGGATTGCGCTGCAAGCGAACCAAAGATTTGGAAATAAACAACAGAGCCACGAACTGCGCCTTTACGGGTTGTACCCATAAGGCGAGAGCCAAGCTGTTGGAATGAAAGATGCACGTCGCTGTTATATTCTTCAACGAATGCTACGTCGATTGATGGTGCCATTTCGGCCTCCTGTCAAAAAGTGAACTACCTGATTTTCGGGTGTTCCTCTTGGTGACAGTGATGCGGGTAATCCTTACGGGGCCGCAGTCAGCCGTTGAGGGGCCGGATATGGAGACTGTGATTGAAAAAGCACATATCCCTTGAATGGATCATTAGCTTTCTGCATTTCTATGTCAAACCCCAAATATTGAAGCCAAAGCAACCGTCGTTCCTGATTGAGAGGTGCGATGTTGTATGTTGACCAGCCATTTGCTTCCCAGATTGTCTTCATTTTTTTGCATTGTCGGGTCATTGTGCGCCATTGGCTGTCGGCCAAGTCAGTGCCGAGAAACCAGATAAGGCCCTTGTCGACATGTGTTGGGACCAATCCCCCGATCCCAACAATGCTATCGTCAATCCAGATTGTCCAAAACTCGCCATTCCCCTCGAAGGCTTTGAACATATCCTCTTTGAAAGACCAGCTGGCGATGTTCTTGCCTTTTTGAACCGCCAGCTGCGTGACCTCATCGATGTCGCTTTCGCGCATAAACTCGCAAACCATACCGATGTCCCAACGTGTCGAAGGGAAGATGCCGCTTGTCATTGCGGATTACGTGCCGCGAAGTCCTTCCACAAGCCGCGCACTTTCGCGGTGTAATCCGGGTCTTCACCAAAGCGCGGATCACCCTGCATTTCGCGGATTTCCCCGCGTGTCAGTGGCTCTGTCCGCTGTGTCGGCGTATCACCTGGGGCAAAGTTGTTGTCGCCCATTTTGTCGCGCATCCGTTCCATGAACTCAACACCAGCCGCCGTTGTCATAACGGCCTCGACAATCTTGTGGTCCGACTTGTCCACATTGGCGTTCAGCCAGCGATTGACATCATCGATGCGACTTTCAGCATTTTCACCCAGCGCGGCCTTTTCCTTTTCAGGGTTTGGAAAGTTGTTGTTGTAGAGCTGCAAAAGCTTTTGATAGCCTTCTTTGCCAACACCCTGCTCTTTCGCCCAATCGCGCAAGCCGCCGTCCAGTTCTTCCGTGATCTTGAAATTCAGGTCTTCCGGCGCTTCATATTCGCCAATGTCCTCTGGGACACCCCGTTCTTCCAAGAAGGACTTCTTTGCGGCCTCGATGGCCTCATCCTTCACTTCTGCGCGAAGATCGTCGGTCTTTTTCAAGAACGACTTAGACATTTCGGCATAGCCTTTTGCCTGTTCTTCAGGTGTTTTGAATTTCTCAAGAAGCCACTCTGGGCGTTCATTGTCGGCTGGCGGCGATGCCTGCGAACCCTCACCCGCTGCACCGCCGCTCTCGCCTGCTTTGAACATCGAGCCGCTTTGTCCCGAAGCGGCTGCCTGCCCTTCGCCCTCTGATCCGGCGGGAACTCCAGAACCTTCCTCGTCAGCTGGCATACGCAGTATATCTCGATATTTATTTATGAACATGGCAGTGGTTCCTTTTTACTTTGGGGTTGATCGTCTGCGTGCATCCAAGATGCCAAAAAGCCTTCGCATCCCTTCCTGCATCCGCAATTCTGCGTCTGTCGCGCTGGGCGGCATGACGGTCATAACCGTGATCGATTGAAGGTAATTCATCAGCTTCTCGCCTTCATCACTCCCCAATACACCACGGCACACAATGTTGATCCGTTCTTCCATTTCTGCAGGACGCTTGAACCCGTCGATGGTTCCTGCGTCCGCTGGCTTCAAATCACGGATACGCTTTTCAATAAACTCGCTCATGCTTGAGGTGGTCCTGCTTGCTGCTGTTGTTCGGCCATTTGCTGCTGCGCCTTTTCCATGTCTTCACCCAGCTTTTTTGCATCCTTGTAGATGCGGCTGTCCAGAGCAAACCGCTTTTGTAACCAAGGCTGCAACTCATCCAGCTTGTAAAGCGCCGCTGCGGCCTGTGGTCCGAATGAACCTGCCCACATTTGATGGTGCTGCGTGAAATTCTGCAACTCTCGCCCGTACTGCGATTGCGCAAGCGGCGAAACCGACCGAAAGCGTATGCCTTCACCCTTGAATGTCGGAAGCTGAATATCCCCGCGCTTTTCCAAGATATACAGGGACCGCTCGGTGTATGGCTGGATGAACTCATAGAACACGCGGCTGAACCCTGCGGACGTGCGATAGGCTAGATCAGCCATTCTCTCTGCTACTTCGGTCGCGGATGCAGGTGTTTTGTTCGGATCAGCCAGCATGTCGTTATACATGGCCTTTTTGATGTTCATCCGCTGATCATTCAGCACAATGTCGCGCATGTTGAAGTTGCCAGTGGCCGTGTTGACCTGCTGCAACCCGCGTGACCCCGGTTCGATGTTCATAATCGTGCCGGGCAAAAGGTTCACAACGTCCGCGTTAATTGTGGCGTCACTGTCGCTTTGGTAAATGCCAACGATGTTCATCGCTGCGTTTTCCAAAATCATCTCGACCATGAGGTTTGTTGTGCGGATTGCGCCCATCGCACGCAGCAATGGACCGCGGCCCCATGTCTCGCCCGCCGCTGTCGACCAACGGAAAGTGTGGAACGGGTTTGATCCACGCCCTTTCAGGTTCCGGTTAATGAGAACCTCGGACTTATCCTTCGTGATCACCATGTGGCGGAAGTGGTTTGGACCCTTTTTGTAATCTACCCCCGTCCACTCGATCAGCTCGATCTCTTTGTCACCCTCGCGCAGAATAATCTGCTCCAAAGCGCCCTTGTTCACAAAGTTGGGATACGTGAACGGGATCTGATCCGCGCGTATTTTGTTCACGCGATAGACGCCGCCCAGCATATCATCTGGACCGCGCTCGATGGTGAAGTCTGTGATCGGAATAGCCTTGTGGTGAAACGCACTGGCGCTGCCCTTGCGGCTTTCCTCATGCAGAAGGCAACCCGTCGAAATAGCAAGATCGGTGAAGGCTTCTGAACTTTCCTGCGCCAGATTGGATCGCCAGATTTCCTCGAACATATATTCGGTGATTTGATCCAGATCATTGTTGATCGCCTTGCGGTCCCGCGCATTGATGCTGCTGTCCGCCTCCAACGACACAAAGTTGGTGAACGGCGGCATAAGGCCCGCCTGCATCCGGCTGACAAATTCATCCACCGCATTTGCGCCAGTTTCATCGAAGATGTCTTCGGAATTGTCCACTTGGTTCGTTTGGTGAAACCGCTTACGCGCGGGCATTGTCAGGCGAATTGCATCGTCAAACAGACCCTCGTATCGCTGCCGCTCTGCCACGGATTTCTCGTGGCGCTTGCTTAGTTCTTTCGGGTCCATGTTCTCACCTTATGCTTGAGCAAAGAATGAACGGGATGCCGTCATTCCGGTTATGCCGCGACCAGCTTCCGCACCGCTTCCAGACCGACGCCGACTTTCGTAGCTTTCTTGACGATCGACAATTGTTTGCTGGCTTGTTGTGCGTGCTTTGTCTTTTGCAGCCTGTGTTTGCTCTGCCGCAATCTTTTTCTGCGCCTTTGCTGATGCTTTCTGCGCATCATTCGCATTCTTCAAAGTACCTGCCGTTGCGCCTACCGACGCGCCTATCAAAATCGCTGTTACTGGATCGCACATGGCTTTGTCCTTTTTTTCATAAAACTTGTCCAGATCGTGTGCTTTTACGCAGAAACGGTCAAGAACGACGCCCATGAGAGAGGATTTCACTCGCTTTTCGTGGCTTTCTACCAGAAATGCCGCCTCGATTGAATAAATTCGCTTTTGTGTTCGCTTGAACCTGCGGTCTTGCGCTCGTCGACCGCCCAACCAGCTTCTTTCCGTACCCCATGCGCAGAAAGGCGTATTGCTCGGCGTCCGATACGTGAGAATAGATCGAATGCTTGTCAATCCCGTCGCCATCTTTCTTGTAGCTGTACCCGCCGCGCTTGGCGTCCACCAGATACTTGCAATGAGAGGAAATCATGTAGCCGGCACGGCCATCAACCATTGTATTCATCTGCGTCTGGATCGATCCCACCCGAATAACCGGATCATTGGTGTAAGCAGGCTGGATGCTAAGACCTTCAGATCGGAAAATCTCGAATGGGGTTGTCTCGTCTGTCTGCGCACGCTGATCACCAGCTGGGTCGCCCGTCATAATGATCGTGTAATCGGGGTATTCCGCCGCGATCTTCTTGCTCAAAGCCTTGGCAAACTCCTTGGCGCCCATATCCTTTGCCACCAACTCATCGATAGTCCGCGCTTGCCCGCGCACGTCCTGACAGAAAGCCGCCGCTGGCGTTAATCCGAAGTCGACGCCGACATAAATCTCATGCCCAGAGGATGCTTTCAGCATATCGCTGACATGCACCTTGTCTTTGAACCCGCTGTAAACCGGACGCCCGTTGAAAATGCGGCCGACCTTGTTTTGCAGCATGTTTTGTATCCATTCGCGCGTCTGCCCTTGGATCAGGTTCGTGTAATATTCTGGCATCGTCCATTTGCCGTTTTCCCGATTAGGGTTCAAATCATACCCGATCAGGTTGCCTTCTTCATCCACCCTGTCCATGACCGCGGGCGGCTGCGTGAAGAACTCCCAATTCGCTGGCTTCGCCATTGTCAGGCGGTCTTCTTCGCTCATCCAGTCCGGCACCGGGCTTTGACCCGACATAATCGCCCACCAGTGGTCTTCTGGCGGCGCGTTCGTATCCATAATCACGCACGGGTGTGTCGGCCCGCCATCGATGATCCTTGGATAGCGGCCAACGCGCGAAATCGCAGCGGTCACAACGCTGAGAGGTAATTCCCGTGCTTCGTTGATGAAAATCATCGTGAACTCGAAAGACAGCAACTTGCGCACGTCTTCTTCCCGATCAAGAGCCAAGAACCAAACCTCGCCCTCGACATCGCCAAAATGCAGAACTTGCTTGAATGGCGCACGCCAGCGCATCTTTCCAAAGTGTTCTTCCGGCAGCCAATCCAACCACGTCTTCACCGTTGTCGTTTCAAGCTGGGGCGTGGTGTTGCGGATAATCCCAAGACGGAACTTGCGCTTGCCCGTCTTGCCCTTTGCGTCGACGGAAGGCTCCTGCTCCAAAATCTCCTTGAGGCAAGTCACAACGCAACCCACCGATTTGCCCGATCCAATCGGACCTTGAAGGCCACGAACAAACGCCTTTGACTTCATAAACTGAATGATCGTGTCGCCATCCGGCTTGTAGTTAAATTCCATTAGAATTTAGGCCCCATCCGGCGGCCCATCACTACCAGACACACAATCGTCCCAATGACCCCACAGAAATATCCTGCAAAGAAAATACCAACCATCACCATCTCGGATCACTTTTCTGAACCACTGTTCCATGCTTTAGCGCCATGCAGAAAGAAAGGCCCAGAAGACCCGTTGTCATCATAACGCCGCTAACGATCGCCAAAACTACAAGACCCATCAATGCTTCAACTCCGCGTTCAAGCCCTGCATCAATCCGCTGCCAATCGACTTCATCGCCATCGGCAAGAACCGAGAAAACACATCGAAGTTGTTGGTGCCGCAAAACGCCACCGCCGTGTCAGGATGCATTTCCGCGCCCAGCGCAAACTGGTCACACGTCAGCTTCTTCACAACCTTGCCCTGCTTGTTGGCAAAGACAAACAAATTATCCTCTAAGTCCGGCACCTCGACCAGATCAAACTGATCCAAGAAATTCACAGTCCGCCCGCTTGCGCGGATCATCTGCCTTCCCAGCTTCATATCGCCGTGCTTAATCATACCCAATCCTCATCCCATTCAGACGCCATCTCAATCAGATCATCGCCCATGCCGTTATGCACCATGTAAAAGTTACCGTCCGCATCCATGCCGGCAACCGCAACATTCACCAGCTTCAATCGCCGCGCAGTCGCATAGACAGAACCCGCGCTGGCATGTTCCAACACGGGTTTTTTCACTTCGGGAAATTTCAGGATCATCGCGCTCATCGTACACCCTTCTTCACACCACGCTCCCGAGCGCGCGCCAATAAACGCGCCTGCTCAGAAGTCATCAATGCACGCATCTTACGCGGAGGGTTCCGATAAACACAACTCTCACCCCCAGGTTTGCCATTCCATTCACACCAAAAACCCAACTCATCAATCCAGCCAGTCTTCATCTTGAACAAAACACCCTGCGGCGATCGGTCCAAACCCTTGCCACCAACAGGCATAGAACCACGACCCCGCTTGTCTTCCTTCACAAGCGCAACAATCCCCAAACCGCGCACCCCGCGACTACCCTTCTCCGCAGGACGATTAACCTTCCATACAACAGGCTGAACCTCACGTCTCGTAGGCGCAGGCTCCTCTTTCTTGAAAAACGACATGCCGTTCCCTCTCTATTAGGCCGCTGTGAACAACTTAAAACGAGCGCCACAAACGAACCTTTTCTTCTGCGTTTTGTCTGGGTTGGTGGGGGTATTACAGGGGGGGGCCACCTAGTTTTGACCCACCCCTCCCCCTAGGTCAATGTTGACCTGAATTGCTGTACCCGAGCCAGTCCCACCTGCTGCCTCGCGTAGCCCCGCGCGGTCCATCAAATCCGCCGCTGCCATCTGCCTCACGTTCTCTGATCGGGCTGACTTTGCCAGCTTCACCATCGTGTGTAGACCAATGATTGCTGCACTGCTTAGGTAGCGACGAGTGGCCAAGAGTAGAGCTTCTCTCCCTGTGTCTCTGTTGAAGAAGTCATAAAGCACTGATGGAGCTGAATAACCGAGTGCTTCGGCTATTGCTGCTGTCGGCCAGCCTTCGCAGACGTGGAGCATGATTGCTTGTGTTTGTCTGACTGTGAGTGCGTGTCCGCTTTCGAGTTCGATCGGCTCTATGTTTCCGTACTGTTGGAGTGCTGCGCTGGCGTCCATGGCGACATCGGGAAGCTGATCATTCATGTGGAGGAACCTTTCGTTCGAGGGAGGGTTTCAGCCTATTGGTGGTGCAGCCCGTGCGGCCCGCTCCCCCCTCTTACTCCCCCCTCAGCTGTATTTCTGTCAAGTGAATGTTTTTCATATTACGGGCCATCATTATGAAGGATATTCATATGACGCGGGAAGCCCCTTGTTTTACTGTCTCTGTGAACCTGTCTGTGGAGCCTGCATTGTCCCAAGTATTATCGAAATCGGCTATTGACCGCTCTATCAAAGAGAACCTTGCCAAGCGTAAGGCTGTGATGAACGCGAAGCGGAAGGCGCAGAACAAGCACAACAAGCTGATGAAGAAGATCCGATCTCGGTCTAATCGTGCTTAAGGCTTCCTAGCGCAAACAGGCTGAACCCTTCGATACGTGGGGCAGACCAGACCTGTGTTTGTATCCCGTCTTCGCTGCGTCACTGCCGGCCCCCGGATGATTGTCGCTGCTTCGGACTTATCTGCGATAAGCTCCTGCGCGCTCGATCATCTATCGGGGTCTTCCGTCATTGCCTTGCTACGCCTTCCCAATACCACACACACAGGATCGCCCGTCCGGATTGTCTCTCCGAGAGGCCATGCGGATGATGCACCGTCAAGGACTGCAACTCATTTTGCCCAGACGAGCTGGGCCGCTTCGCTAAAATGAGCTTTGCCAGCAAGCTGGTCGCCCCAAGAGGCGATCCTTGACCGTTCCTTCACTTCGTTCAGTGCGATCATCCTCATAGCGTGCGTCGGCCATCGGACAGGCGATCTGTGCGAGTAACAAATGGAGAACGACATGCAACAGAGATTTCACTTTATCGAAGAACCACTGACAGACCGTGACGCCCAGATATGGGAGGACATGCTGCTCATTGACGAATACGACGATGAGCCGCTTCCGATCGCCACCCAACCACAAATTCTTCTCTCAGATGAGGTACCATTCTAATGCACACATTATTCCTTAACGCTTCCCTTGTAGCTTCCCTCTACTTCTTTTGGAGCATCTTCCTATGAAGTTGGACACAATCGCTCTGGCGGCAAGCATCACGCTTGTCGTCGCCCTCATCACCTACATCATCACACTGTCTTGAAAGGACACACTATGAAAACGAAGACCATCACATTGACGATCCCCGCCATCACCCTCCCTGCAATGCCAACATTCAAGAAGCCAACCTGGAAGCGTTCGCCTTCGACAGTGCAGGATCACATCAACGAAGATTGCCGTGAGCGCATCGCTTGCTTGGAAACGGAAGTCACCGCCATTCGTGACGCGCTTCAAGCAACGCTTCGTATGATGAAAAAAACAAAGAAATAAATAGATAATCGCTGCATCCACGCAGTGCGATCGTCAAGGCAACCTGCTGAAGCAGGGGCGCAAGAGCGCCGCCTTGACCATCACCCCGCTTAGTCTGCTGACGCGGGGAGTTATCAACAAATATGAAAAATAAATGGAGAACGACATGACTAACATCAACGCAATGAACAAAGCTGAACTCATCGAATTTGCTACCGACGCTTCGGCAGAAGCACAACGCTTGCAGGATCAGATCGATGCTCAAGACGTACACACCGCGATGCAGATCATCGCCGATCAATTCAATGATCCACGCCTTCAATTCAACCGCCAGCTGGGCGAGCAAGTTGAAGTGAACGGAATGGCTTTCGTCCAGAAGAACATCCTTGGATCGATCATCTACGGTTTAGAAAAGAAGCATGAGTGGTTTGCCGACAAGCTGCGCGAAGACATCGCCAAGGTCGAGAAGGCACACCGCCAAGTGGTCAACGACGAGTTGGGCATGCAACAGCTGGACCGCGTGATCATGTTTGCCGAGAACCGCAAAACAGAAACGCTGGCGATCGAGCAACTGTTGAACGCAGCCAAGGCGATCTACGGCACCGCGACTGGTGAGGCTTACATGCCATACACACCTGCACCAACGGGTCAGCAAAACAGCAAGGCGAACGAACTTGAACGTCGCATGGCTGCTTTCGGCGTCAAAGCGAGCCTTTCGCCGACCAACACCGATGGCATCACCAGCGAGGAAGAAGTCGCTGACCGCAACGCCAACGGATAACCCCGTTCGTAACGAGTATCGCCCCTGTCGCAGAAATGTGGCGGGGGCAGTTTCCCTTTAACTGGCCTGTGTACCGGGCCTCACCCTCACATGCGCGAACCGTGACCGCCTTGCACCCCGCAAGCGCAGGTCCAGCGCCACAAACGGATCTTCAACATGAAGCCCAATGCTAGAACCAGCACACGCAGTCACACCCTTGCAGTGCGTCTGAAAATACAAGCTGCTTCCCTAGAACGTCAAAAACTTCTGCGTGAGTTTGCACAACAGCAAGCACATGCGGAATTTTACGAAGCGAATGACCCCCCCGTCATTCAAAAATGAAAAGTTTGAAAGGATAGCCGCATGGATTACTTCGAAGCACTTTCCGAAATGGCCGATCTAAATCCCGAGTTGGTCTTCAACAACAACGGGTATGAGCGCTTGTCTCACGAAGTGGTTGAGCGCAACAAAGAAGCCATCACAGAAATTGAGAAAATCCTCAAAGAATGTGTCTCTGGCTTTGTGAGTTTCCAAAACTTCAAACCGAGAAAAGACGGCACAATGGCTGTCCGTTGCCAAACGCGCTGGTCGGACTGGTTCATCGGCGTGTCTTACTTTCCTTTGGAAGACTTCAAGCCATCATCTGAAACATGGAGTGAACCAACATGAAATGCACAAAAACAGGCTGCCACATCTTCATCTCTGACTATGATGAATGGGCTTACGGTGACGCTTTCGAAGGCAACGGCTTGGCTCTCTTTCGCCTTGTTGTCACAGACCGCAAGCCTCTGCGCGATGTGGTCCACTATACCGTTTTCACTTGTGATGTATGGTTTGAGCGCGACAACCCCGAACAGCCGACATCGACCTTGATCTCGGCCAACTTTATCAACCACGGATACAAAGGTATCCCGTACACGAAAGGTTAGTCCACATGGACCTCATTATGATCAGCTTTGTCTCTTTCATGACCGCTCTTGCGTGTCTTGTCTTTGCTTTCCGCATCTTCCGCTTCGACATGCTGATGCGCGCACACTGGATGGTAGATATCATCGTCACTGCTGCTCTGATGATGTTCTTCTCTGGCACCCTTCAAGGCACAGTCATTGCCGCAATGGCTGGCCTTATCTTTTCCCTCTTTATGACAGCTGGCCGCATGGCCCAGAAAGGCGTTTCCAATGTCCAATCTCACAGACCTCCAGCAACAATTTACAGCCCAGATCGTCACGATGATGAAAACAGAGGGGCTGAACTGGACAAAATCTTGGGTATCCTTGAACGCTCCCATGAACGGCAACACCGGACACGTTTACACGGGCATCAACTCCATGATTACGGGTTTCTGGTTGCAGCAGAATAAGCAATCCGATCCCCGTTTTCTGACGCCAAACCAGATCAAGTCCCTTGGTGGCCACATCATCAAGGGATCGAAGACCATTCCCATCGTTTTCTACAAAACCAACATCAAGGAGGAAGCAAACGGCGACAACAAAACCTACCGTGTGATGAAATTCTACCGTGTTCTGCACGTTTCACAGACTGGCAACATCAACCTCGATCACCTTGAGCCGTTGCAAGAGCGCCCCGAACGCACAGAACTTCAAAACGTGACAAACTACGACTTGTTCGTTACCAATTGTCAGGTTCCCATCACCCACAATGGTTCCCAGCCAATGTATATTCCCGCCCTCGATCAGATTGACCTGCCACCTATCAATGACTTCTTGGACACCAAGGAAGCAGACGCCTCTGATCACTATTACAGCACGTTGTTCCACGAGCTGACGCACGCAACAGGCGCGAAACACCGCCTTGATCGTGCCACGCTCCATGATTACTCGCGCAGCATCAAAACCCGCGCCTTTGAGGAACTCATTGCAGAGATTGGCAGCGCCATGATTGGTCAAGAACTCGGCTTGCAAGTTTTGCCGCGCCAGGACCAAGCTGCTTACCTCAATTCGTGGATAAAAGCCCTCGATGAAGACCACACGCTGATCTTCAAAGCCGCGGCCGAAGCCAGCAAGGCTCTGAAGTGGTGCAACGAGCAACAACCGGCTGAAACCTACGACCGAGTAGAAGCCGCATGACCAAAATCAGGATCACAGTCGAATATCCAGACGGGAAAACGCGCTTTGCGTATTTGACCGAAGACGATCTGTGCATCCTGTCCCACGCGATCACCGCGTACAAACCCCTCAAGGTATGGGCGCCTCAAACGTCCCGCCTTGTGACCCTCTTTCAACGCATTACGAAAGGTTTTACCAATGCAAACTCCTTCCCTCTCATCAAGACAGATTTCAAAGCTTCTAAGCGACCTCGCAAGTGAAGTCGCGCAAAAGGGCTATGAAGTGTCCTACATCACTGCCCGCATTGACACGCACGATCCAGACTACATGACCGCCTGTCTGTATTACCGGATCAACTCCAACACGGATACGGACAGCGTTTATAAGCGCCTGTACTTCGACACGTTAACCGCTGATCTGGCCGACTTCACGGCCCAGTGTCGTGTTATTGAACCCGCTTCCGAAGGTCGCAGAACACAAGCTATCAAAAAGCTTGCGAAGCTAACCGAAGAACTCGCAGAACTTGAGATCGATGAAGAATTGATCATGCCGATCTTCGACAAGATCAAGGAAATGTCAGGCTCACTTTTGACTGATCAAAGCAACGCGCCAGAAAGCGCACCCAAAGAGGAAGAAAACCTTTGAACTCCATTCAAGAAATAGAAATCGGCAACATTCGTGTTGCTGATGAAAACCCTCGCAAGTCGGTAGAAAACATCATCGGTCTTGAGAACTCGATCCGCGAACGCGGCCTCATTAACCCTCTTGTTGGATATATTGAAGACAACCAGCTTCATGTCGTGGCCGGACAGCGCCGTCTCTTGGCCTTGTCCAACATCTTCGAAGCTGATCACAAAGTCCCTTTCCAACAGATCAACAAAGAAGATGCCGTCCAGATCGGTATCGTCGACAACCTTGTTCGTGAAAAAATGACCGAGAAAGATGTCGTAAACCTGCTTTCAGGTGACGCTTTCAAAGACCTCGACCCGGTTGCAGTCCAACGCCTGATCGACCGCCCCTTGAGCATCGTCAAACGCTGCATGGCAATGTCCAAGCTGCCCAAGAAGATCCTCGAAGCCTTCTTCAACGACGAGATTAACTCCGACCAGATGCAGGGGCTTGTTTATTTTACTGACGACAAGACCACTCTTGAAGACTGCTTCAAACGCTGCTTGAGCCAAAAATGGTTCGGACTATCCCATATGAGGGATCTCGCGTCCGAAGGGTTCAGCCAGTTTTCCAACCGCGCCGCTTCCGCATGGGTAAGCCAGCAAGACTACATCGATGCAGGCGGCGAATATGAAGCTGATCTGTTCAGCGATGAAATCAACATCAAGGACGCAGACCTCCTCGATAAAATGGCCGAGAAAGCCATCTTGGGTTCAATGGTCAACGTCTGGGAAGACTGGGGCAAAGTCTGGGGTTCTATCACGCGTGTCGATAGCCTTTACGACTTTGAAGCCTATTCTGGCGAACTGGTTATGACCGACGAACAGCGTGAGCGCCTCGAAGCCATCGAAGACAAAATGGACGAAGAAAACCCCAAGCTGACAAAGCAGGAAGAAGCCTTCTTTGCTGAATGGGCCGGACGTGAATATGAGCGGGAAATCCCTGCGCATCACAAAAAGCTGCTCGGTGTAATCTATTCCGTGCGTATCAACTCAAAAGAAGGCTATCAGGTCCGCTTTGGCGTCATTCCAGACGACAAAGAAGGCTATCAGGCTTGTGTTGACGCTGGAATTGTCAAACCCGCTTCTGAAAAAGCATCATCACTCACTGAAAATGGTGAAGCCGCCGACGAACCTGACTTTCCAGCTGGTGTTGTGCTTGATTTGCACCGCATCAAACGCCTCACTGTGATGAATGAAAAAGCTGCCGATCCCAACGGTGTTCTGCGCCTGTTTCTTGCGTCCACCCACGATCGCTATGGTGGTGCATTTCTCATCAACCAGAACTTCACAGACGTGGCCCTGCAAACGGGTACTTCTTTCACCCAAGGCAAGGCCATGGACGCTGCCGAAAAGGCTTATCTTGCGTCAATGGAACTTGATGTCATGGATAAAAAGGCTCTGCCTGACGCCGCGCTCATGAAAGCATTGTCCTATGCCTTGCTTCTGTCTCACAGCGAAGCACCTCAAACAGACCGCAAAACTGTTGAAAAATACTGGAAACCTGATGAAAACTTCTTTTCATCCTGCAAAAAAGGCCAGTTGGTCCGCATCATTCACGAATGCGGCCACGGCGCTGACGAAGCATCGAAGAAAGGCGATCTCGTTGATAGCGCCGTAAAGTTTGCAGCAGAAAAAAATTGGTTCCCAGACCTGTAAAAATCTGCATACTGTCCGTGATGTAAGTCACTCCTCTGGCGTTACACCGCCCAACTCGAACGTCGGTGCAATCCTCCCTGCATCGACGTTTTTTTTTGGATACATCATGACCGCCCATAAGCCTCACAAGGATAAAACAATGTCCCAACAAGCTGCCATTGCGCAGAAGCCCACCAAGGCGCATATTTCCCTCCGGTCAGAACCCGAAGCCTTTAGGCCCACGTATTACAAAATGCATGAAATGCAGGAAACTATCCTCCAGCTGCGCGTTGAAGTTTACAAATCTGACATCACGATAATGAGCCAAGCTGACACCATCAAACAGCTTCGCAAAAAACTCCTTTCCCTCAAATGACTTCACCAACACAGCGCAGCATCAAAATGCTGAAAGATGAAGGCTGGGAAGTCGCCATCGTTGAAAAATGGAACACCTTTGCGCGCATACGCCAAGACCTGTTTGGTTTTGCCGATCTTCTTGCAATGCGGCCCGGTGACAAACCCCAGCTGATCCAAGTCACCACGACTGGCATCGCGTCACGGATCGAAAAGATCATGAACGAGCCACGCGCCCTGACAGCCCTTCTAAGCGGCTTCGAGATTTACGGGCATGGTTGGCGCAAGATCAAAGTCAAGCGCGGTGGCAAGGCGATGAAGTGGGAGCCACGCATCATTCAGGTCACAAAGGACGATTTTCCATGTCTATGAACGCCCTTCGGTTTATCGCCCCTACGCGCTGCGCCTCACCTCTCGATAAACTTGTTCTTTACGAGCTGGCGAACGCGCACAACGACAATACTGGCAAGTGCAACATCACAGCCGCGGGCATAAGCGCGTTGACCTCGATGCCATCATCCCAAGTCAACGCGGCGATAGCCCGACTTACACGGGGCGGAACCATACGAAACGTCAAAGGGAATTATCAATTCATCGGATTAAACGATACGCCCGTCCCACTCCCGCCATCTTGGCAACCTTCAAATGAAACCCTCCAGAAGTTGATGGAATTATTTCCGCTCCACAACTTTGATCCACAGGAATTTGTCCATGACTTCAGAAATTATACCGCCAGAGAAGGCGTCAACATCAGACCTGCCGACCGTGACGGGGCCTTCCTCCGAAATGCAACCGCCCTCCTTGAAACTCGGCCAAGCGGACCAGCACCGATTGTCCTTGCAGGCCCACGAAACCAAGCAACTTCGATCCGCTCTATCCTTTCTGCAATGCGTTAGCGCACACCCCAAAGACTTTGCCGATATGAAAGCCTTCGAGAAGGCCAATTCTGTTCGGTATCTCGGCTTCTTTAACGGTTTTGTTCAATACATGCCGTTAGGCATCACCACTGATCAAATGTCCCTTGCCGTGGACCATGTTCAGTCCAGCACTGTCCATTCGGATGCCCTCAAATCAGCCATCTATGAACTCTGGCTTACCACCAAGCATGAAAAGCTGTCAGAAGACGACAAAGCCGCTCTGCTCGGGATCTACTTCAACAAGCTGAAAATGTATCCCACCGCCAGCGTCCAGATCGTCATGCGTGAATTTGGCGACAAGTCTCACTTCTTCCCGAGTTGGGCAGAGATCAAAACAGAACTGGACACGCACTCTGGCTGGCGCATTCAGCTTGTGAACGCCTTGCGCCGCATCGTGAAGAAGCCAGCGCCATGACAGATGATGAACTTGTATCTCTGATTGGCGATATCGTCGTTCAGCTTCCCAAAGAAATGACACAACGGGAAATCTGCTCACTATTCGCAACCATTCTCATGGCATACGAAATGTCCGCTCCGAAACGTGTCTTCCTTCTTGGAATGGTCGAAACAACCATTCGCCATAAACAGGACGGGAAAGCCGTTAAGTTTTCCACCCTCAACCTTAGAAAGCATTGAAAATGGACCAAGCATACCGCGCAACCTCGATCACGTCGTCCGACGCCAAGGACATCATCGCAGGCAACTACCTGCACCTCTACAAATTGAAGACCGGGGAGATTGAATTTCCTGATTTGTCCGACAACTTCCCCGTTCAGCTTGGGCTTTACACCGAGCCGTTCCACCTCAACTGGATTTCACGCAAGCTGAAAGACGAATACACAGATGTGAAGTGGTCCAAGGGTGTTGGTGCCGATGATCAGCACGAAGCCACTTACCTTCACAAAGAAGTCAGCACAGGCAAGGTCGCGAAGCTGATCTCGCACCCAGACGCGCTCATCAATCTGTCCGGCACCACTTTCCCTGTGGAAGTGAAGCACACCGGACGCTTTACGAAAGCCGAAGACTGCGCCAATCATTACATGCCACAAATCCAGCATCACATGATCTGCTGGGGCATTGATAAGCTGCTCTTTTCTGCAATCTGCAACAACGCCGAACCCGAGCGCATCTGGATCGGTGCAAGCATTGACTGGCAAGAACATTACCTTACTCGCTGCGAGACATTCTGGGGCTATCTGGACGACAAAATCCCACCACCACCGTCCAACTACGAAAGCGATCATCGCGTCGTTATGCCGAAGCCTATTCAGGACAGCGTGCCACTCGACAACATGACGCGCCGCGACATCAGCAAAGACAACCGCGCCCAGGCTTTGATCCCTGAATTTATCACAACCAAAGCTGCGGCCAAGCGCCACGATGAGATCAAAAAAGAACTCAAAGATATGGTGGGTCCAACCGAGCGTGAACTTTACTCACCTCAACTCACCATGAAGCGTGACGCGCGCGGCGCTATCAGGTTCACCGTCAAAGACGATTGACGCTCATCCCGTGCGGGGTGGCCGGCCTCTTGTAAGGCCACCCCTTACGGCCCTCACGTCCATTTGGAGAAAGCAACATGGCAGACAAACCGAACATCAACCTTCAGGAATGGGAAAGTTGGTCCCAGACCGACAAAGCCTATACCAAAGCCATCACTGGCAAGCAGTACAAAGGCACATCGATCAACCCGACATACATCGTTCGGAAGATCACACAGACCCTTGGCCCTATCGGTGTCAACTGGGGCTGGGAAGTCGAATTTGACCGCATTCGTGAAGGCGAACCGCATCAAGTTGTGACCGAGCAACACCAAAGCCCTGACAGCAAGAGCATCAAATACATGATCATTCGTGAGACTTATCACGAAGTCTGCATCAAGTTGTGGCGCGTGGTCGACGGCGAAAAGAATTACTTCTCGTCCTACGGCGGCACTGTGATGCTTCGCAAAACCAACGCTGGCAAATGGTCTATGGACGAAGACGCGGCGAAGAAATCCCTTACGGATGCCTTCACCAAAGCTGCGTCCTTCATGGGTGTTTCCGCTGACATTTTCACAGGTGAAAGCGACAACGACAAATACTCTAGTTCACCAGATACCAGCGCCCCCGCGCCTTCGCAGGGTTCAGCCAAGAACTCTGCCGATCGCATCAATTCCGACCCTTTCTAAACCCTCAGACATACGGAGAATAATATGTCAGAACACGACCAAACAAACCGTGGCGTTTTCTTTAAGCCACACCCTGACCAGCAGATGATCGGCCAAGGCCGCATCAACGCAAACGGCGCTGACCAGCGCATCATTGTTGTGCGTGAGAAGATGAGCCGCGAAGGCAATCCTGTCCGCTCTGTCTACATGCGCGTCGGCGTATTGTTCGACAACGACAAAAAGGGCAACGACAAAGCACCGGATTACTCTGGCCCGCTCGATGTTCCCGCAGGCTGGCGCATGTCAGGCTGGCTTGGCAAGACAGATGCAGGTCAAAACTACTGCTCTCTGCAAGTCCAGCCACCATTCGACAAAGACGGCGGCGGCAACGGCGGCGGCGGTAATTCTGGCGGCGGCACCGTCAAGCCAAATCAAGGCTTGGATGATGCATTCGACGACGACATTCCCTTTTGATGCCCCGTCCTCAATGCTCCATGTGCAACGGTTCAGGTTCAGTCGTTCAGACTTACCTTTCCCGTCCGCCGGAAATTACCCCCTGCCCGGTTTGCAATGGCTTCCCCATCGAAGAAGAAGCCGACAACAATCTTGCGCAAGCAGCTGATCGTGTCGTGCATTGCTTCGAAAGGCTCACAACAACAGGTGACGCGCATCAGCGCGTTGCCCTATCCGATGCTCTTTTTGACAGCATCAACGCCCTCAAAACCCTTCGGGAGAAGTAAAAATGAAAACCCTCATTATGGCGCTTGCCCTCGGCTTTGCCCTTGGCGCCACATCGATTATGTCGCCCGCCATGGGCCTCATGCTCGCCTTCTTTTCAGTCCTATTCATCGTATTCATGGTGATGTGATGGGCATCAAAAATCATGTGGATGAACCCTACGACCGTGGGGACAGTGATGCTCGTTATGGAAGGAAGCAGATCCCTCACAAACGCTTTTACATCGATGGCAAGTATCACAATTCCTACGTTCTGACCTTTGAAGAACGGCAGGAATATTATGCCGGCTATGAGGAAAACCCATCTGGCAGGAAAGATCGTGACGAATGAGTAAGCGCGTTATCAACAAGGAAATGATGCTGATTTACGACAAGCACATCAACCGTCGCGGCGTCACAATAGGATCGATAATGCGCTCCAGCTTTAACAAAGGAGGCTTGCCATTGATCGAATGGCTGGCCGACAACACACCAGAAGGTTCAACCGTTTCTGACCTTCTGGCTTCCCTTGCCCTTGATGCAATGGATGAAGAAAATGATCGATAAAACCCCACGCCATAAGATTGCAGACATACTGCGCGACGCAGATGATGAGTATGCCAGCACAGGCGAAGGATCATCTGCAAACGAACTCGCCGACGCTTAACTCACAGATTGGATGATGAGATGACCTCACCAAAAGAGCGTTACGACGCGCGAATGAAATTGAAACGCGCCGCTAAAGACCCTGACTGGAAAACTGACGAACAGGTCACACAAGATTACGTCTTTGACCTTGTTGATCGTTTCGTGGTGGCAGTTGAGGCTATCGCTAAATCAATGGAGACCAAAACTAATGACCAATAAAAACGAAGCGCCGGAAGACGGTTATTTAATCCGCAAGAGTGGTGTTTTCTATCGCCCTGATAGCTGCGGATATACCAGAGCAAAAGCAGAAGCGGGGCGTTATAGCTTGAAAGATGCAATCGACATCACGCACCCGAACGGACCAGACGGGCCGCGAGACAATATGCGGTATATACATGAAAGCGAAGTTCTTGATCCCCGCGCCGACCTATCCGACGCCAAGGACAAGCGTATCGCTGAACTTGAGGCCCTTGTGCATAAACTGGCATCTGATCCTGATTACACTGCGGCCTATGCGGCTGGTGTAGCTGACCAGAAAGCCACC